CCGAATTATTCACGGTACTTTGCAGCCAATCTATCGCCCGAAAATATAGCTCACGCCGCGAGAGTGAACTTGGCTTTGAGTGCGCTGGCTCCGATGACGGCACCGGCGAGTACTCCGAGCGCGTTGAGCGTAGTGACGATGGCATCGACGTATGGCAGCCCCCATGCGGGGCCGACCGTGCCCACGAAGAGAGCAAGGGCGGGGAACACGAGTGCGGCGAGCCATTTCAAAACGTCGTACAGCTTGTCGGGGATGAGCCATGCAGGGACTGCGGAGTCGTCTCCGGCTGTGAGTTCGGCTATGTTCTTGAGGTTGTTTTCGTCGGACATTATTATCGCTTTCTTTGGAGGAGGGCCGCGATTGGATTCGCGGCCCTGTTGGATCAGTAGTAGATGCGTGTCCCCGCGCGCACCAAGTTGGGGTTGCTGATGCCGTTGGCTGCGGCGACCTTGGCGCTGTTGGCGCCGAAATGGTTCCACAGGCAATCACCGGCACCGATCACCACGTAGCGCCCCGCACCGGCGGAGGTGGAGGATGTCGTACCGGTGAGCCGCAATCGCTGGCCGGGGTAGATGACGTAGGGGGCGCGCAAGCCATTGAGATTTGCGATGCTCATCCAGTTCACGCCGGTTCTGGCGCCAATCAGGGTCAGGTAATCGCCTCGTTGCACGGTGTACCAGCTTGCACTGGTGCTTGTGCCTCCTATGCCGCGCAACCGCTGGTTGACGATTGCCATGACCTCCGCGTAACGGTTGCCGAGCAGCTGGCGCCGCTGCGGATCGTTGCCGTAGTCGCCGCGAATCACGGCGGTCGCCAGGGACTGTGCGTCACCGACCGGCGCACCCTGCTGCGGTGTCGGGCTCGGCGTGGCCGGGTTGGTGGAGCTGCCCGGCTGGGAGCCTGCATACTTCGACCATGTTCCGGCATCGCCGTAGAACCAGTTGACATCGATCCTCTCGCCCACGCCAGGCACATGACCCGAGCTGGAATACTGCCAAGCTGCTGCGAACTGCCAAGGACTTACGTCATACGGCACGGATCCTGGATTGCGCAGGGCCTCGCCAGAGTACCCACGTGGATATCCGGCGACCCACAAACCATAGTTGGCTTTGGCCACTGCGGTCCAGTCGGTCATCTTGATGACGCTGGCAGACGTGTAGAGGAGAGGCTTGACGTCCCATGCGGATTCGACACGCTGCAACCACCTAAGCGCCCACCAGCTCCATGTCACGTAACTGCCAGACGGCTCCCAGTCCAACACGGGAATCACGCCATCATTGACATATCCTCGGGTCTGGCTGATGAACCAGTCAGCTTCCGCTTCAGGCGAATTGCCCAAGTCAGGCCGAGCAAAATGGTAGACGCCGCGACGGATGCCGTTGGCTTTGAGAGACCGCATCGTGCAGTCGGCAACCGAATCAGTGTACCCGTTGCCCTCAGTGACTTTCACGAAAGCGAAGTTGACACCGGATGCCTTGGCGGTTGCGGCCTGACTGCTGCCGACACATCCTTGCCATTTGCTCACGTCCATACCGCTGTCGGCGAGCGCGGTGCCCGGCACGAACACCAGGGCGATGGTCGTCAGCAGTGTGGCCAGCATGGTTGCCCATGGTCGGCGGGGACGGGCGTGGCGTGGCTTTCCGCGATTAAATATCATGTGTTCTCCTTTCAGAGATGTTTTGGAGTCTCGCGGGATTGCGGGGCTCACGTTCTGTTGCGCGGCGCGATTGGCGCGGATTGGATGTCGTCGTTGAGGGATGTGCCGTGGCCGTTGCCGCCCAGGCTGTGATAGCTGTCATAGAGTCGCTGGGAGCGTGATTTGAGGTCCTCGTCCGCCACTCCGTCGTGCTCGACGACCATTTCGCGTCGCAGGTCCTCCAACTGGCACAGCAGGAGCTCGCGCATCCCGTTGATGATCGCTCTGCCCCATCGCCGCATGAGGCCCAGCACGGTGACCGCGCCACCGCATAAGAAGGGCACCAGCCAATCAACGAGTTGTTCGATTAACTGCGACATGCGGGCTCCTTTATGGTGAGAAAACCCACACGCGATACCGAGCGGATTGGCCGCGAGACGTGTGGGTTTTCGGAGGTCGAAATGTTGTTGCAAGAGTTTTGGGATGACCGGTATGTCGGCTATTGCGAGCGCCTGCGCGAGGTCACGCGCGTTGGCTATGAGTCGGCTTGGCGGTGCCATGTGGAGCCGGTGTTCGGCAGCATGGAGTTGGCTGACATCGGCGTGGATGACATCGAGCTGTGGCTGTCAGGGTTCGCGGGTCCAGGTGCGGCCCGCAAGGCTTGGGCGGTGTTGAGGCAGATGCTACGCAAGGCCGCGAAGTGGGGCTACTTAGAGGTCGATGTGACCCGTTTGGAGATTGATCTGCCGGCCAAGCCGCTCCATGTGCCGCGTCTGCTGACCATCGGGCAGACTCGTCGCCAACTACAGGGCTTTTATGGCCATGCGCTTGAGGCTTGGCTGATTGTGGACTCGTGTCTGGCGTTGCGGCCGGAAGAGGGGTACGGAGTCGATTGGGCGGATATCGATATGCGTTCCGGCATCACTCATATCCAGCGTGGAGTGCAATGGGTGGCCGGCCACGAAGTGGTGGTACCGCCGAAGACTGAACTGTCCGACCGGTTTCTGCCCCTTCCCCGATTCGCCGTCCGGCGATTGCGGGAGATCCGCAACGGCCGGAAGGGCCGTATCATCGGTGACCTGACCCCACCGCAAGCCGCGCGACGCTACGCCTCATGGTGCAAAAAGGAGTCGCTGCCCTACGTGCCGGTGCAGAATCTCCGCCACAGTTGGGCCACCAACGCCCTGGAAGCGGGAGTCAACATCGCGGTGGTCAGCAAGTTCCTCGGTCACACCGACATCAAGACGACCGCCAGATTCTATCTGCGACCGGAAATCGCGTCTCTCAAGGAGGCCCAAAGCATCTGGGAACGCGCGCTGATCGGGCAATAGGATTCCCTAACCCAAACCCAGCGCATCCGGTTCGACCGTTCCGGCACCACGAGCGCCAATGACGAGATGCACCTGTCGGGCGCGATACTGCCGGTCAGTCCGGCTATCGCGGTCATCAGCATCGTATGGGTCAACAAGGGCGCGTTCAGGGCACAATCGTGGAAAGCCATCACACTGGCTCGTATGGTCGGCTGGAAGGTGATTGGATCCGCCGTACATTCCCCGGCTGCGGAGAACATTGTCTACGAGCATCTAGGCAAGAACCAGTTCGCCGCGACCGGCTCAGGGGAAATCCAATACATCACGCCGGGAACCATAGACATCTTCGCGAATGCGTGGCATCGCGGCTGTCTGATAGCTCCGGTCACGCCCTCATAAGGTTTCCCTAACCCCGGCGGAGTACGCGCCGTATATCCAGTGCGCCGGGCATACGGTAACGACCGGTGATGACGGCACGTTCTGGGTGGGCGTCAAGTCTCCGAACGGCAAGCCTCCGGACTATGCCTCGTACACGGTCGGCCCTTTCGGCACCGGGTTCAATGACGAGGACGGCATCATCGCCCACCTATGGGACGTGACCGCCACCGGAGTCCGGTTCCGCCTCTACACGACGCGCTATCAGCGGTGGTGCGGCAAGACCGCGATCTTCGGCAAATGGATCGTCGTATGGCGCCGCTAGCTGAACGTGACACCGTCGGGGATTGGCAAGGTGCGAGGCGTGTGCATGCACCGGTCTCCGTTGGACAAGCCGCCGACGACCATGATGGTGCCGTTCGCGTTCCAAGTCGCTTGTTTCGCCCAATTGCCGACTGGCAAAGCCCACAGGCAGCTGAGAGACACCGCCTTGGACGGTTTCACTCCCGACGCGTATTGGAACACCGGGTAATCGTGGCTCAGGTTCACCGTGCTCTTGAACCCGCCCAAGTCCACGTGGAGCAGTCGATTACGCTCGTCCACGACGATCTGCATGCCGCCGCCGTAGGCGTCAGGCTGGAATGATTTCGTGTCCTGCCACTTGAATTTCGCGTACAGGAGCGGCTGGGTTAGGGAAAACCACTAGGCGGTCACATAGGTTGTCGAGATGTCCACGAAATCCCATGACAGGGAGTTGTCGCCGTATCGGTGCCTGACGGTCACTTCCCCATTGGTGTTGACGACGAACAGTCCCCATGAGGAGCCCTGCATACCGAACAGCACGCGCACCGGTACGGCCGGTCGCGCGTCCGCCGTGAGTTTCGCGATCACTGAATCCTTGGTGGTGTGAGTGACGACGTTGGGGCCGGAGATGTGCAGGGTCACGATGCCGGCGCGCATGTTGCCCCGCACGGGAAGCGTGGAGGGATAGAACTGAGACACGACCGGATTCGACGTCAGGGTTAGGGAAAACTACGCGGGCATGGGGTCGGTGGTGCGCCATACGCCGGTGCATCCCGCATACGCGCTGTTCGGGTTGCCGAGCATCGTGACGGTGCCATTGGCCTCGCCGTAACAGATGAATGTCGTTTCACCACCGAAAACGGCCACGGGCGTATTGACGCTGACGGGTCGATACCCTTCGGGGATCTTCTCCTGAGCCGTCATGTAATTGTTCTGCCCGCTATTGTTGAATTTCACGTTGCCGCCCATGAAACAGATATCACCGATGCGCGTAAGTAAAACGCTGTTGCTGCTGTACGGTACTCGCCATGTCGTGGAACGCTGGGTTAGGGAATGCTACTCGGTAATCCAACAGCCGGATATACCGACGAATCGGCTGGTATATCCGGTGCCGTTCAACACCATTTTCCCGTCTGTGGTGCCGTAAAGGTAGAAACTGATCGCGCCGCTGTTGTCGGTGCCGCGCATGACCGCGCGGGAATCGCCGGACGGTCTGAAACCCTCCGGAATTGTCTCGTTGACGGACACGTTGCCGACCTGATTGAAATTACTTGTCAGCGTGATATACGCGCAGGCGGTGACGATACGGCCGACGCGAACCAGAGTGATATACCTATCGGAATACGGCATCTTGACCCGGCCCGTGACAGGGGTTAGGGAAACCCAGACGCCTGATTTTGCCTGGTATTCGTTGCCGTCGAGTAGTCGGCATTTTTGCCCTTCCCATGGCGTCCATGCGTCTTTTTCGGTTTCGCTGCGGAAGAGCAGATCGGCACCGGCTGAGGCAGTGAAGGGGTACATCTGTTCGTAGATGACTCCGGTGGAGGTCATGGAGGTCGCCGTCGATGGGATGGTGACTCGGGCGAGGGCCAGTGCTCCTTCTGGTGTTGCTGGCGTAACGGGATCCACTGCTGGGGTGCCGGTGACGATGATGGCTTCTGGGCCGTCTGTGGGGTCGCTGGCTGGTGAGGCGGTTTCGTTTTGTTTGATGCAGATGAGGTCGATGCGGCTGTTGGCGCTGGGGGCGGCGGCGTGTTTGACGCTGATGGTGCCGTCGTTACTGAGCCAGACTGGGCCATATCGGTTGGTGACGGCATCGAAGGCGGCGATGTCGCTGTTCATGCCGTTCCCTGCCGTGACGAGTCCGGTGAGGCTTTTGGCGGTGATGCTGACGCCGGTTTTGATGTTGCCGTTGGCGTCCTGGGCGGTGGTGGCGCGGAGTGCAGCGCGGATGTCGAATTGGTCTGCCGCGTCGCTGACTGCGGGAAATCCGTTACGGAGCGTCATTGTTGGTTCCTTTTCTCTAGTTGTGTGAGGCGTTGTGCCAAATCGTCGATTCGGGTTTCCGCATCCTGGGCGAGGCGGAGGGCGGCGACGCTGAGTGTCTGGTAGTCGATGCCGTCTGGTTCGTCGTTTGCGTCGTAGGTGCAGAACATGCCGAGGCCGTTGGAGTCGAGGTCTTCGGCGATCATGCCGATTCGTGGCATGGCGCTGTCGTTGTTGGCGTTGAGATCCGCGATGTAGCGGAAGATCTGCCATTTGACTTTGCGCAGGGCCTCGATGGGGATGAATTGGTCTGCATCGGTGATATCGGTCTTGACTTTGCGGCTTGATTGCGCGGTGCCGATGGTGCCGTCCGTGAGGATCCATCCGGCTCTCCATTGGCCTTTGGTGAAGAGGTTGTTGTAGCCGTTTGTTGTGCCGGTGCCGCCTCGGCCTGGCGTGAGTGTGCCCCAGTTCCAGTCTTGGAGCTTGCTGTCGATGGTGGCTTTGTCATAGCTGTTTTTGCTGATGCTGTCGGCCACTTGCTGGTCGAGGCTGTCGAACAGTGCGAGGATCTTTTTCACGGTTTGGGTGAATTGTCCGTCCGTGGGTACTCGCAGGTTGCGGATTGACGCTTCGATGCGGTTGATGCGGTCGGCGAATTTGGCGAAATCATCGGTGTAGGTTTTTGGATCACTCATTGAAGGCTCCTGTGGTGATTTCGATTTTGTCGCTGTCGCTTGAGCCGCGAAGGGTCATGATGCGGAGCTTGTGCAGGCCGTCCGGTATGCCGAACTGGTCGTTTCGGATGATGAGCCCGCAGTCGTGGCCGACGTCGTATTCGCCGAGCCGCTGGTCTCGTTGGACGCTGAATTGCCATGTGTTGAGGGGGCGTGTGCTGGTGCGGATGGTTTCGACGGCGTGTGCGAGCGCGGTTTTGGGGTCGGTGACGCTGCTGGACAGGCTTTCGACCTTTTCCAGTAGGGGGAATCCGAGGCCAGTGAAGCTGTGGTCTGTTGCGCGTTCGATGATTGCTTGGTCGCTGGCTGCTCCGCCTGTTTCCCAGACGATGTTGGCGAGGTCGTTGGCGTCTTGGCTGATTGTGAGGTCGCTGACGGTGTTGCCTGGCAGGCTGGTGTCCCAGATGGTGGTGGTGTTGCCGGTGAGTCGGGGCTTGCCGGTTTTGAGGAGCCATTCGTAGCCGAGGCCGTCTGTGGTGAGGCGGGGTTGGAATCGGATGTCGGGCCCGTTTTGGACTTCGGTGAGGTTAATGAGCAGGTCGCCTATGAGTTTGAGCTCTGCTCCTTTGATGTTGCGTTCGTAGGTGCCGGCCATGTCGTCTTCGAAGGTGATGGGCAGGTTGCCGCCGGTCCAGGTGAGTGATTGTTGGATCCATCGTTTGGCGATGGTCTGGTAGCTGGTGTTTTTGATGTTGGTGTCGAATCCGGTGTTGGCGGTGCCGTCGCTGTTGGTGAGCTTGTCCGTGTCTTTCATCAGTGGCAGGAGGGTGCGGTGGTCGAAGTACGACCAGAGGCCTTTGCCTGAGAGTTCGACGGTGCCGGCGTCGCGGTCGTAATGGCGGGTCCAGATGGGGCCGCCGTTGGTGACTCCTTGGTCTTCGATGATGAGCGCGGTGCGACCGGGTATGGAGGCGTTGTAGAGGTCGAGTTTTTGGATTCGTCGGTCGTTGACGCTGACGGTGGCGGTGACGGTTTCGGCTCCGTTGAATTCGCCGGTCCAGTCGGCTTTGAGGTAGGGCAGGTCGAGGATGCGTCGGCCGGTGCGTAGGTCGCATATTCTGACTCTCATCGATTCTCCTTTTTGTTTACCACCATGCGGGGCTTGCGGTCATGGTGAGTGTCGGTGTTCCGGTGACGGTGCCGAGTGGGGTGAATTGGACGGTGCAGGTTTCGCCTGGCGGGCATTGGAACCAGTCGTACTCCGTGAGGAATCCGCTCAGGCTTGACTGGTTGTTGAGCAGCACGGTGCCGTAATACGTTTCGAGGGTGACCGTATCGTCCATGTTGATGGGCCGGCTGATGGTGATGGTTTGGCCGGTTTCGACTCGTTTGAGGGAGAATCCTTGGCTCATGCCGCCTGTCACGACGAGCGTAAGGTAGGTGGTGGCGGTGCCCGTGTTGGTGAACCTGACTCGTCCGTCGGTTCCGGGGGTGCCGAAGTTGACGGGGAATGTC